TTTTCAAATAAGCCATTTGGCCTACGATACGACACTGAAACAGCTACTTGGAAAATTGTATTTGAAGTTAATTTAAATACTTTGGAAAATTTTAGTACAGCAAATCAAGGTAATAATTCTAATCAACAAAGAGATGCTAGCTGGTTAATATTGTTTACTACTAATACTGAATTTTATACAGTAACATCTAGATTAATTAGATATATTTTTGAAAGCGATAAACAGATTCGATTTTTCTTTGATGCAAGTGATAAAATTTATGATACACGTACTAATACTATTGTAAAAGATAAAATAAAAGTATTAGGAATTAATACAGCGCCACCAACATTTATTAATCCATTTACCTATGACCGTGAGTGGGAAATTACTGAAGAATATACTGGCTTAGATGGGTATGTTGATACAAAGAAAATTCAAGTTACATTCAGCGATACCGACGATGACAGTGTAGTTGATAACCCAGAATTGTTTGAAGAAATTGTTGATCAAATGGATGTACAAAACCCAGTTAGTGATAATAACAAATATGTAATTCTTGAGAGATATGTAATTGCCTACGGACAAGAAGATTATAAATTATTTAATAATAGTAATGGTACTGTTACTATTTTAGATACTCAGCCAACAAATACATCAAGTTATACTACCGGACAATATTTTTATTTTAAAGATGCAGGGGTAGTTAAACAATTCAATAACGGTAATTTTACATTATCTTTAAATTACAAAGTATACAATGGCCGCAGAGATGTTAAGTTTCAGTATATTCATAATGCAGATTATGAATCTCGTATAGATCCAGGATTAACAAATATTATAGATACATTTATTTTAACCAAACAATATGATAAAACATATCGTCAGTGGTTAGCTGGTTCTCGTACTACTGAACCACTGGCACCTAGTACTGACTATTTGTATACATTACTGTCTACTGATCTTAATAAGATTAAATCAATTAGCGACGAACTAATTTATCACCCAGTAAAATATAAAGTATTATTTGGAGAAAAAGCATCATTAGATGTACAAGCAACTTTTAAAATTGTAAAAAATTCAGAAATTGTTATTAGTGATAATGATGTTAAGTCAAGAGTACTATCAGCGATCAACGAATTTTTTACACTTGAAAATTGGGATTTTGGTGACAGTTTTTATTTTAGTGAGTTGTCGTCTTATGTAATGAGTCGACTAACTCCTAACATTGTAAACTTTTTAATAGTACCTAAAGATACTACATTATCTTTTGGTGGCCTCTACGAAATACGATCAGAAAAAGATCAAATTTTTATCAATGGTGCAACCATTGACAACCTTGAAATTATATCAGCTGTAACTGCTAGTAAGATTAACAGTAGCGGAACAATAACTATGACATCATCTACATTAAGTACACAGTCTATTACTAGTGGGAGTTACTAATGGCAAATAACGATCAAAACGAATTAGGCATTCCTTTGACAAGTTCAGACGGCAGAGAATCTGCTAATTTATTGCCAAGAATTTTTAGAACAGATAGTAACAAAAAGTTTTTACAAGCCACTTTAGATCAGCTAACTCAGCCAGGCACAGTTAAAAAAGTTAATGGTTATATAGGACGCCAAACTGCAAAAGCAGTAACATCGGCAGATATTTTTGTAACTGCTGCTGATACTATTCGTCAAAATTATCAATTAGAGCCAGCAGCAGTTATTCAAGATTATCTTGGTAATACTAACTTTTATAAAGATTATATTGACCATATAAATCATATCGATGTATCTGGCGGCAATGTTCAAAATCATGAAAGAGTGAACAGTCAAGTATCATATTCTTGGAATCCGCACATGAATTGGGATAAGTTTGTTAATTATCAACAATACTATTGGTTGCCTTACGGCCCAGCCCCTATTGAAATCGCCGGCCAGCAGCTCGCTATAGAAAGTACATATACAGTCGAAGCTGTCGATGAATCTGACAATTATGCATTTTTATTCTCACCTGATGGACTAACTCGTAATCCTACGTTAACGTTGTATAGAGGCCAAACTTATACTTTTGTAATTGATAGCTTGGGTAATCCTTTTAGTATTAAAACTTCTAGGGTAGCAGGAGATCTAGAAAGGTATACAATTGGAGTGTCTACATCAGCAGTTGAATCCGGCACCATAACATTTACTGTTGGTGTTAATGCCCCTGATGTATTATACTATGTTAGCGAAAATAGTGCCGACACCGGCGGTGTATTTCATGTATTAAATATTGACAATAACACTTACTTGAATGTTGACGCTGATATTTTAGGTAAAAAAACATATACTATGAGCAGTGGTATGCCGTTGTCAAACGGTATGAAAGTAAAGTTTACCGGTAACATATACCCTACAAATTATGCTACTGGATATTGGTATGTTGAAGGCATTGGAACTGCTATTCGTTTAATTTCTGAATCTGATCTTGAAATTATTGGTTCGTATTCTCAAGAAAAAGCATTGTTGTTTGATGACGGCGCATTCGATCAAAGTCCTTTTAGTACAGCAACTTCTTTCCCGCAGAAAAAAGATTACATTCTAGTTGCCCGCGGAAGTATAGATAGAAACCCGTGGAGTCGATATAATCGTTGGTTCCATCAAGATGTGATTATTGCAGCGGCCACAGCCGCCGGACAGGTGCCGTCCCTAGATCAATCTGCTCGAGCAATTCGTCCAATTATTGAATTTGATGCCGGTTTAAAATTATTTAATTTTGGACACAAAGCAAAGACAAATGTTACGTTAATTGATACATTTACTACAGATGTATTTTCAACCATTGAAGGTACACTTGGATACAATATTGATGGCGTGGATCTTGCAGAAGGTATGAGAGTGTTGTTTGCAGCAGATACTGACTTATTAGTTAAAGGCAGAATCTTTAATATCAATTTTATAAATGTAACAGTACCTGGTCGCCAAATAGGATTCTATGCTTTGCCAGGAATTGATCCAACGACTAATACTATAACTATAGAAACTAATCTGTTAACAAATGCAATTGGCCACGGCCTAACAACAGGGAATCAGGTATTATATCTTAATAATGGAAATACTAGTATTTCTGGATTGACTAACAGAAAAGTCTATTATGTTCAAGTACTTAATTCTACACAGATACAATTATATAATGATAAGAACTTAACAGTTGTTGCAGATATTTTTGCTACAGGTTCAGACGTTCATAAATTAGAAGTCTTTTCAGGTTTACGTAGACAAATTAATTTAGTTGAGGCTGATGATAGTCTTCCGTTAGAAAACGAAACTGTACTAGTTGAAGCAGGGGTAGTAAATCAAGGAACCATGTATTGGTATACTGGCACTACATGGAAAATTGGTCAGACCAAAACTCTAGTTAATCAACCACCGTTATTTGATATATTTGATGCTACTGGAATAAGTTACGGAAATGCATTAGTATATGATGGAACAACATTTGTGGGTAACAAACTATTTTCGTATAAGATGGGTACTGGTACTACCGATAGCGAATTAGGATTCCCGTTAGCCTATCAAAATATAAACAACATTGGCGATATTAGTTTTGAGTTTAATTTAATAGCAGACAGTTTTACCTACAAGAAAGTTGTTGATATTATTACTACTGCTACGGATGTTGGGTTCTTAAAATCAATTTTAGGACTGACCACCTTTAATTATGTTAATGGTTGGAAAACAACTCAAATCACAAATTTACAACCTATTGTAAGAATTTATAAAGAAAGTGGTCTAGTTAATAATTTTCCTATCGATGTATATTCTAATGTAGATGAGCTAGATGATTTAGAAGTCAGAGTATATATTAACGGTAAACGTCTAGCAAAATCTAACTATACAATTTCTACTAATGTTGTTAGAAAATCTGTAGTGTTAATAACTAATGTTTCTTTGACTGATGTAGTTACACTAAAATGTTTTTCAGCGCAACAAAAAAATAATAACGGATATTATGAAGTTCCAGTTAATCTGCAAAATAATCCACTGAATAATAATTTATCAGAATTTACATTAGGTCAAGTAATTGATCACGTTGATACTATTATTGATAACATTGATACATTTGTTGGCACATATCCAGGAACTAGTAATCTAAGAGATATTGGGAATATTACACCTTACGGTACACGTTTTATTCAACATTCCGGCCCAGTAAATCTAAGTTTATACCATTTTGGCTCAACAACTGCTAACGTGTTTAAAGCTCTTGAACAAGCTCGAGATGACTATAGTAAATTTAAACGAGCATTTATCGTAGCAGCGTCAAGTTCGGGAATTGATACAGATACTCGTCGACATGTTGACTATGTATTATCAGACCTAGCAAAAGATAAATCAACAAATCGTCCTTATTACCTATCAGATATGTATGGATATGCCGCATCAAATATATCTGAATATATAGTATTAGATCCTCGCACTAAAATATATCCTTTGACGGTAGCATTTAATTTAACAGTGTTATCAAACAAATCTGTTAACATTTACCTCAATGATGTTCAGCTTGTAGAGGGACGTGATTATACATTTGGTACAGATGTATTCTTTGAAATATTAACTGATCTAGCAGAGGGAGATATCCTTACTGCGGTAGAATACGAAAGTACTGACGGATCGTTTTGTCCGGCTACTCCTACTAAATTAGGTTTATACCCTAAATTTATTCCTTCTAAATTTTTAGATACTACTTACTTAGAACCAACCGAAGTTATACAAGGCCACGACGGTAGTATAACAATTGCCTTTGGCGACTACCGCGATGATTTAATTTTAGAATTAGAAAAACGTATCTTTAACAATATTAAAGTACAATATAACCCTGACATTTTTAATATCTATGATTACATTCCTGGATATGACAGAGCAACAATGTATTCAAAAGAAGAATACGAGACTATATTAAGTACCTTCTTTTATCAATGGACTAACTATGTTGGACAAGATTTTACCAAACAAAATGTTGAATGGTGGGACAGATTAAATCCATTTACCTTTAATTACCGTGGTAATTATGCATCTAATGGTTCGCCTGTTCCTGCATACTGGAGAGGTGTATACCGCTGGCTATTAGATACAGATCGTCCGCATACTCATCCATGGGAATGTTTGGGATTTAGCTTACCTCCTCATTGGTGGCAAGAAGTGTATGGTCCGGCGCCATACACTAGCAATAACTTAATCATGTGGGATGATATTCGTCAAGGAATAATTAGAGAGCCAAATAAACCTATTAGACGATTAGAAAAATTTGCAAAATCAGTGTTGTCTAAAGGAACTCCTGTAACTGAAACAGGCGAGTTACAGGACCCATTAAACTCTAATTTTGTTAGCGGTCCAATCAAACCAACTGCTGAAGGATATTATGCATTTGGTGATGTTGGCCCAGTTGAGTCAGCATGGAGACGTTCGGGACATTATCCTTTTGCAATTATTCAAGCAGCATTATTAATGCAACCTAATAAAGTGTTAGGTACTTGTTTGGATAGAAGTCGAATTGTGCGAAACCTCAGCGGTCAACTAGTATACTCTACTAGTGGCCTACGTATTCGCCTTGCTGATATTGTGCTACCATCTACCGCAGCAAGTACTTCAAGAGTATTAACGTCTGGGTTAATTAATTATATTATTGACTATCTAACTAATGATACAACTTTTTTAATCAAACAATATCAGACTGATTTAGACACGTTAACTAATAATCTTGGAATTAAGTTAGGTGGATTCACCGCAAAGAATAAATTTAAATTGCTATTAGATAGCAAGAACCCAACTAGTACTGGAAGCATTTTTATTCCTGAAGAAAATTATACTGTTTTCTTAAATACCTCGTCAGCAGTTAAAAAAGTAACCTACAGTGGTGTGGTTATTACTAAACATTCTGACGGATTTGAAATAAGCGGATACAATAATGAACTGCCATACTTTAATTATAACCCATGGTTAGAATCTGCTAGGACTATCACCGTAGGCGGCATTTCTGAAAGCTATATAGTTTGGTCTGCAGGAAAACGATATGTAGCAGGCGGCATTGTATTTTACGGTAATCGATATTACAGAGTAAATGTTACTCATACAGCAACTGATACATTTGATAATACATTATTTTCTAGACTTGCAGCACTACCAGTCTCAGGTGGCCGTAATGCTGATATTAGAAAATCTTGGGATACTACATTAGTACTAACTCTTGGGTATGGTACAAAATTGTCTACAGTACAAGAAGTAGTTGATTTCCTGCAAGGGTATGGTTCTTACTTGTCAGAACAAGGATTTATATTTGACGATTTTAATACTACATTAAAGTCTATTACCAACTGGGAAACCGCAGTAAAAGAATTCATGTTCTGGACAACTCAAAACTGGGGTGCTGGAGCAGTTCTATCGTTAAGTCCTGCTTCAAATAAAATAACACTAACAACTACTAAGAGTATAGTTAATGATTTATTAGATCCGTTTTTTGGTTACAAAATATTTAGAGTAGACGGTCAAAAATTAGAACCTGAATTTACTAATACCTATAGAAACGATGCTACTAGTGAATTTTCAATAACACCTACTAATACTACCCACGGAATATATGGCGCAGTATTTTATATGATACAGAAAGAGCATGTATTGATTTTAGATAATCGAACATTGTTTAATGATGTAATTTACGATCTTGAACCAGGATACCGTCAAGACCGTGTTAAAGTTATAGGGTACATTAGTCAAAATTGGAACGGGGGGTTTAATATTCCTGGATTTATTTTTGATCAAGCTAGAATTAATGATTGGTCTATGTGGACTGATTACAAGCTAGGTGATATTGTAAAATACAAAGAATTTTATTATTCTGCATTATCAACTCTTCCAGGAGTGCAAGAATTTAATGCCGCTGATTGGGCAATGCTCGCCAGTAAACCTACTGCAAAGATGGTTGCTAACTGGGATTATAAATCTGAACAATTTACTGATTTTTATGATTTAGATACTGATAACTTTGATGCTGAGCAACAAAAATTTGCTCAGCATTTAATAGGATACCAGAAACGTCAGTATCTTGAAAATATTATTAAAGACGATGTAAGTCAATATAAATTTTATCAAGGAATGATTATTGAAAAAGGTACACAGAATGTGCTTAATAAATTGTTCGATGTACTCAGCGCCGACGGCATGGAAAGTTTAACTTTTGACGAAGAATGGGCAGTCCGTGTTGGCGATTACGGAGCAGTAGCAGCATTTGATGAAACAGAATTTATCTTAGATGAATCCCAATTTAAAATTAATCCACAACCCGTTGAACTAGTATCAACAATTGACCCTACTATTGTAGATTTTGTCTATAGACAACGTCCATCAGATGTCTATATTAAACCGTTAGGATATAATAACGATATATGGGCAGTAACAGGTACTAAACAATATCTACGTACTCCAGGATTTGTTAGGTATGAGGATGTATTATTAAGTGTTGATACACTAACTGATGCGTTACAAAATGACATTAGCACTTTTACTGAAGGTGACTATGTATGGTGTGCATTTGAAAATATGTTGAACAGTTTTAAAGAAAGATGGAATGTCTACAGATTTACGCAAAGTGCATTTACTGTAACAGATGCAACATATTCATATAATTCTACTAGCAAAATTGGTGAGTTAACTATTACTTGCAATACAGCTCCGACAGTAGAAGCAGGTGACATACTAGGAATTAAAAATTTTAATATTCCTAAAGACGGATTTTACACAGTACACTCAGTTGATTCTAATGATATTATTATTAGAACAATAGTAACCGGATGGGAACCGCTGGCAGACCCTACACTAATAGTGTTATATCAATTCATTCCTTGTTTGTTTAATTCAATTGATGATGTAAATGATAACTTGCCAACTAGCATTAAGTCCAACGAATTAGTATGGACTAAAGACTCTGGCAATGGTACTTGGGGAGTATACAACAATAATAAAGTATATAATTCTTTTAATATTGATGTTGCTACTATTCCTGACCTTACTGGAATAAATTTTGGAAAGAAAGTTTCACTATCTCAAACTGGAACAACTGCTGTTGTAACAGATGCAGATCAGGTAATCATCTTAGATAGAAAAAATATAATTTCAACGTATGATGCAGCTCCGGCATACAATTGGATTCAGAATCAATCAATAGTATTAGATCCCACAATTGCAGATATTGCAGATCAAGAATTTGGTGCAGAAACTGCATTATCTGCAGACGGCATGTGGCTAGCAATAGCAGCTCCATTTGCAGATAACGTTGGTAGCAGCGGATACAATAATCAAGGTTATGTATCTCTATACTATAAAACATTAGGTACTGGCTACACGCTAGTTGACACTAAGACAGGTGCAGGTGCCGCCAGTTTGTTTGGATCTAAACTAGTATTTGCTAAATCAGGCAATACTTACATACTAGCAGTATCGGCAGCTAATACTGTATATTTTTATCAAACTACTGGAACTAGTAGTTGGACTAGTTATGCAGCTTCCTTGTCAATACCCAATGTTAAAAATATTTCACTATCTGAAACAGGTAACAAATTTGCCGCAGCAGTACCAAGTGCTGTTTCGAATAAAGGCCAGGTAAAATTATATACGTTAACAATGGGCAACTATGGCTCGCCAATCACGCTCGCTGGTACTGCATCAGATGATAGATTTGGTGAAAGCATCTCGTTAACCCAATCTTCAAAGTATATTGCTATTGGTAGTAATATTGGTAATGTCTACATATACAATACTAGCAGTACCAGTGTACCCTATCAAACAATTTCAAGCATAACTAACAATAGCGGCGACCAATTTGGGACATATGTGCAATTTGCAAATAATGATTCTACATTAGTAGTATCTGCTATAGGTGTTAGCCGTGTAGACATTTATGATCTTTACGGTGCTAAATTTTTATACGGAGAAAGTGTTACCTCAACTGCGTCCAGTTACGGAGCATCAATCACCGCAGGTGATAATACAATTTTAGTAGGAGCTCCCAATTTCAACAGCTCTGCAGGTACAACATTTTCATATATTAAATCGTCGTTAGTAAAATCTTGGTCTTTAAGAGTTTATGAGCAGCTAAGACCTAATATTTCTAATGTTAAAAAAGCATATTTGTATAATAAAATAACTAACAAGATTGTAACATATCTTGATGTAGTTGACCCTATACAAGGTAAGATTCCTGGACCAGCCGATCAAGAAATTCGATACAAAACATATTTTGACCCGGCAACTTACTCTGTTGGAACTAATGCAGTCAATGTTGATAGCGGATTAAATTGGACTACTTCTCAAGTAGGAATGCTATGGTGGAATTTAACTCGTGCAAAATTTTTAGACAATCAGGGCGGGGAAGTAGTATATAGATCAACTACTTGGAATAAGTTATACAAGACTGCAAGTATTGACATCTATGAGTGGGTTGAAACTAAGTATCTACCAAGTGAATGGGACAAATTAGCAGATACTACTAAGGGCCTAACAGCCGGTATTAGTGGTACAAGCCTTTACGGTGATACCGTCTACAGTGTTAAAAACAAATATGACACTGTTGGGCAAAAATTAATCCCTACATATTATTTCTGGGTTAAGAATAAAAAAGTAATACCTAATGCTGCTGGTAGAACACTTACTGCTAGCAGCATTGCTAGTTTAATTTCTGACCCGATTGGCCACGGATATACTTGTGTTGCACCTACCGGCACAAGTAGTTTTAGTTTAGTTAATTTTAATAACTTATTAGAAGATACTGATGTAGTGTTAAATTTTCAAACTTGGGTAATTGATAATCATGATATTAATATGCACAGCCAATGGAAAATTATAAGCGAGCATGTTAACACTACAATACCTAAAAATATTGAAAACAAATGGATAGACAGTTTAATTGGTAAAGACAGCAACGATCGAGTTATACCTGACACCAATCTTCCAGTAAAAAATAGATATGGCATTGAGTTTAGACCTCGACAAGGTATGTTTGTTAATAGAGTAGAGGCACTCAAACAATATATAGAACGTGTAAATTCTATTTTAATGGATCATTTAATTGTTGACGATTTTGATATAAGTGATCTAATGTTATCAGACCCAATACCAACAGCAGTTTCTGGACTATGGGATAGTACAATTGATTTTGAAACTGAACTAAAATTTGTCGGAACAGCAACCTTAGTTGATGCAAAATTACGAGCTATAACAGAAAACGGAGTTATAATAGAGGTAATTATAGATAATGCAGGATACGGTTATAAAAATCCACCGCTTATTAAAATTTCAAGTTCCGGTAACGGAGCAGTACTTGTACCGGTGCTAGATGTTGCTGGCAGGATTATCAAAGTAAGTATAAAAAACTCTGGTCGCAATTATTTTGATGATACAATTTTAACAGTAAGATCTTACTCTGTTCTAGTACTAAGTGATACTAATTCTTTTAACAAGTGGAGCATCTACTCTTGGGATACTAAAGATAAACTATGGAATAGAGCAAGAAGCCAATCATACGATGTAACAAAATTCTGGAACTACACTGACTGGTACGCCGCTGGATATACACAGTTTACAAAAATTGACTATCTTGTTGATAATACCTATTATCTTGTAACGTTGTCTGCAAATATTGGCAGCATAGTTAAGGTAAAAAATATTGGAACAGGTGGTTGGTTATTATTAGAGAAATATAATAATTTAACAACTATTGATTATACACAAAATTATAAAGTTGTAGGTAGACAGAACGGAACTATACAGTTTTCGAGTAGCATCTTTACCTTTGTTAATTCTTCAGTAGGATTTGATAATCAACTGTTTGATGCTTCTCTATATGACAATTTTGCCGCAGCAGAATTACGAATCATCATTAACACTGTTAAAGATAAATTATTAGTTGATGATTTACGAGTAGAATATTTAAAATTATTCTTTGCAAGTTTACGTTATGTTCTACATGAACAAATTTTTGTTGATTGGGCATTTAAAACTAGCTTTGTAAAAGCAACTCATAATGTTGGAGAGTTAAAAGAAAAAGTTACTTATAATAATGATAACTTGTCTAATTTTGAAGATTATATCAACGAAGTAAAACCGTATAGAACAAAAATTAGAGAATATATTAGTTCTTATAACAAGACAGATTATGCTAGACAATCAACAACTGACTTTGATTTAATTCCGTTAGTTAACGATAACTTAACTGTTACTCCTATGAGTGTAACGGTGCAGACTGACGGCAGCATTGCAGCAGGGTCGAATAGTATACTTGCTTACCCTTGGAAACATTGGTATGATCATGTAGGATTTACCATCCAGTCTATTGAAATATTTGATGGCGGCAGCGGTTATATTACTCGACCTATAGTTAAAATTGAAGGCGGATTTGGTACTGGAGCTCAAGCTAAAGCATATATTTCTAATGGTAAAGTTAATCGCATTGATTTAATATCCGGTGGTACTGGGTATCTTAAAGCACCTACGATTATTATTGACGGCGGCCTTTCAGAAACTGGCACTGCTGCAACAGTAGTTGCTATTATTGAAAGTGAAGTTGTTAGAGCTAACAAAATTGCTATTAAGTTTGATAGAATAACACGAAATTATTATACTAGTGGTGATCTTAATAAAGTTTCTGAAGACCTTGATGGCACCGGCTCGAGAGTACAGTTTGCACTAAAGTGGAGTCCTCGAATAGAAATTGGATCTGTTTCTATAAAACTTTATCCAGTTGGTATAGATCCTGATACAGTCGGAGTTACTGGAATTGATATTTTACGAGGTGAATATAAACTATCAACTAAAAAATCTACCAGTAAAGGTTACACTAGCTATTCTGGATTATTAACATTAGACACCGCTCCGGCAGTGGGTGAGACAATTAGAATTATCTATGAAAGAAACTTTGAACACTTGTCAGCTGCTGATAGAATTAAATTCTTTTACAAACCTACCGCTGGTATGTTAGGAGTTGATCTAGCACAGTTGATGCACGGCATTGATTATGACGGAGTTCAATTACAAGGACTGGGATTTGGAGCAACTGGCGGCTGGGATGCGCTTCCATGGTTTACTGATGAATGGGATGGATTTGATCCCAAGTATGATGACAGAATTATCACAGCCAGCGCAGGTGACTACGGCTATACATTAGGATACACTCCGGATGCAGGAGAAGTTATTAATGTATACATTTCTAGATATGTTCCTACAGCAACAGTTAATCTTTATATAGTGGCACTTTCACCATTGGATGATAAATCTCTATGGATTACTACCGACACTGCTCACGGATTTACTGCTGATATGTTTATTACTATATCAGGAGTGATTCACTCCGGAAACTACAATGGAACACATAGAATTCGACAAATAATTTCTGAAGATAAATTTTCAATTACTTTAGGAGAATCTGCAATGTTGGGGATTAGTGGAACTGTGTACGGATATAGATACAGTGCTCCTATTAGAATCGATGATCCTGCATTTAGTACATATCCAATGTCTGGTAAACCAAATGTAGTAATGACATCCATTGTAGCTAATGGTACAACTGATGCGTTTACGTTACCTAATGCACATTTGACTATTAATAATAACGATAAAGTTATTTTCCGCAAGAGTACTAGTGATGGAAGCATTTTACCTCAGCCTAATGAGTACGATACCCAATTACAGGGCGGTGCCTTTGATGGTTCAACACTGACTACAGCAACAGGATATGCTCCTGCTGATATCAATGTTGATGGCGATGATTTCGTAACTCCAAACACAAGTCATGCTCCTGAAGAAATCGTTCCAGGTCACATAACAGATGCAGTAGCTATTAAAGTATATCATAGACCAGCAGGCGGAGCCCCAAATATTCTGTTTAAGAATTACAAAGGCAACGGCTTAACTACTGAATTTATCATAGGTCAATACTTTGCTACTGATCGAGCAGTAATTGTGAAAGTTGGCAATGAAATAATTGACCAGCTAGACTATACTATTGATTGGTCGTCAAACTTTATCAAGTTTGATACTGCACCAATTACTGATTCAGTTGTTAGTGTAATTAGTATAGGATTTAATAGCGAAAATATATTAGACTTAGATTACTTTATAGCTGATGGCAGCACTACTGAATATGTAACTCGTGCTCCGTGGCTTGAAAGAGCACTAAATTCTACTGTGCTAGTCAATGGAGCTGTAGCTGAGTACGAATTATTTAAGACTGATTCAACATATGATAGTCCTAATAGAGTAGCTATACGATTTGGAACAGCAGTGGAAGAAAATGCTCTTATCAATTATATGATAGATACAAGTACTTCTATACAAACTTCTAGTGTTGTAAAAAGTCAAATTATTACCACTAACGGGGTTGATGTAAGTTATAACTTAGATAATTTAAATTCATCTTTATTGCCGGGAAATAGATTACAGCCTTATGAAACTAATATTATTGTAAGAAAAGGTCAAGAAATACTTCGACCACCTACAGTTATGTACTTTACAATGTTAGATAACAATTTGTCTTATAATATTCCTGCACATAAATTTGCAACTTATACAATTAATGCTACAGATATTCAAGTCTATTCTGATTCTAATAAGCTAATACCAGGTGTAGAATATATTATTGATTTATTGGGAATCACTGTAGAGCTTGCACAATCGTCATATGTAGAAAATGCCAAGTTAGCAGTAGTAGTTACTTTAGATTCGGATTATTCTGTAACTAACAACGGTACCATAGAGTTTGCTACAATCTATCCAAATAACACCGATATAGAAATAATTACATTCTATAATCATATGTTGCTAGATATTGATAGAACTACGGATGTATTTGTTCCGTCTACTATATTAACTCCGGGCACAACTGACTATTATGAATTTACTAATAAGTTAGGTGGACAGTTTAGCCTACGTCGTCCAGCAGTGTCAGATGATTATGTTTGGATTATTAAAAATGGAACATTATTAACTCATAGCGTTGACTATGTAGTAGAAGATGATCGAGTAACTGTTAAATTAAAAGATTCTCTAATTGATACTGATGTAGTCCAAGTAATGTTGTTCTCCGATGAAACAATAACTACTAGTTTTGGATTCATGCAGTTTAAAGATATGTTAAATCGTGTACATTACAAACGTCTACGTGCAGACAAAGCTACTATCCTAGCTGCTGATCTAAATCAGTCAGATATTGAGATTGTTGTAGATGACGGCTCAGTATTCTCTGTACCTAATCCAGCACTAAACTTGCCTGGTATTATTGAGATTAATGGAGAGCGTATTGAATATTTTACTAAAATAGGTAATGTATTAGGTCAGTTACGCCGAGGAACATTAGGTACAGGCACTCCAGTAGTTCATGCAGCTGGCACAACTGTACAAGATATAGGCCCAACTGAAACCATTCCGTATTCTGACACCATTATTGTTAATACAATAGTCAGTGACGGATTTACTACAGATGTGGGCAACTTAGCGTATATTCCTAAACTAGGAATTAATCCTAAACCTAAACAGCATAATTATGATACGGTTGACGTATTTGTTAACGGCTACAGATTAAAAAAAGCAGAATACAAACTGTTTATGGAATCAAACCCTAACCATCAACCGTACAGTCCCGAAGGCGATATAACTTTCCCTGCAGAATTTAGTGTAGACGGAGTTCATAATCGAATCACTCTAACAACTGCTGCTGCTGAGAAAACAAAGGTAGTTATTGTTAAGAAAGAGTTAAAATTATGGGAAGATGAAGGCAAGAGTTTAGCAAATTCTAACAATAAGATTGCTAATTTCTTGAAAGGAAACGCAACGGTTTGGCCACGATAAATAATAAACAATGAGAGATCACTATGCAAGGTAAAGACTTATCAGGAATTCACATAGAGGGACATATTAAAATATATGACCCTAAAACACAAGAGGTTTTCATTAATAAACGTAATGCTATACACTACGAAAATATGAGCATTGCGCTGGCAGAAAGTATTGCCAACGCCGGGCAAGGATTTATCTATGAGATTGCGTTTGGCAACGGTGGTACAACTGTAGACCCTACAGGTATTATTACCTACTTAACGCCAAATTCAACTGGGACAAGTGCTACATTATACAGTGAGACCTACAGTAAAGTAATAGATGATCGCTCAGTAACTAATTTAGATCCTGTAAGGAACAAGATTGAAACTCGACATGTAACAGGTACTAACTATACTGATGTATTTGTTACTTGTTTGCTAGATTATGGCGAGCCGCAAGGACAAGATGCATTTGATAACACAACTAACAACAATTCAGACTTTGTGTTTGATGAGTTAGGCTTACGATCTTATAGTACTAGTGGGACTGGCAAGTTATTAACCCACGTTATTTTTCACCCTGTACAAAAGAGTTTAAATCGTTTGATCCAAGTTGACTATACAGTACGTATCCAGAGTTTGACTGGACTAAGTGAGGTTGCATAATGTCATATAAAATTGATCACTCAGATCTTCCAAATAATGGTTCTATTACAGTTGACGACCAACAGCTTAATCAGCAAACAAGTTTAACATTTGTAGGAAAGAATTACACTGGATATTCACAATTTATTGCAGAAAATTTCTTACATTTATTAGAAAATTTTGCTAGGGCCACTGCCCCTGGCGAACTTCCAGGCGAAGGTTCCCCCATCCCAGGTCAGCTATGGTACAATACCGGGCGTACTTCTGACCCAGCCAAGCCTCAATTACTAGTATACGACGAATCTCATAATTGGGTACCTGCTGGTAATGTTATTAAATCAATCAGTCCTCCAACAAATGCTACAATTGGAGATTTGTGGGTTGATACCTCAAACCAACAGCTATCTCTATGGTCGGGTTCAAGTTGGATTCTTGTAGGCCCGCAGTTTAGTGCGGGCGCACAAACAGGCCCGTATGTTGGAGACCCAATACCTGATACAACATCTCCGATTGCTATTAATCATAATGTTATTAAATTAATTGTAGCTGACGAAATTGTTGCAATTATTAGTAAAGATGCATTTACTCCTAAGACGACGATCGAAGGATTTGCAACAATAAAACAAGGCATTAACATTTCTACTAAAGATTTTGACGGTAACGGCACTGTTCTTAATAAATTATGGGGCACTGCTGAAACTGCATCTAGTTTATTAGTGGGAAATACCGCAGTTGCAGCAACAAACTTTTTAAGAAGTGATATTGCTAGCGTTACTAATTATGGATTAGGAATTAGAAACAATGCAGGAATTACTGTAGGCTCTGACTTAGCAACATCATTAACAGCTAGTCAAGTAGGAGAATCAGTTTTATATAACAAGATTGATGGCTCTAGCATTTTTATTAGAATTAAACAAAGTGGTGTTGATAAAGATGTTATCACAGTTACTGGTCCACGTGTTGGAGTTAACAAAACTAATCCGGCTCAAGCGTTAGATGTAACTGGATCAATTGCAGCAAGTGATAGTATATTAATTACCGGAACTACTAATGCCACTAATCTAATTACTGGTAGTTTACAAACAGCAGGCGGAGCAGCCGTTACAAAAAATTTACAAGTTGGACAAAACTTAACTGTAATAGGTACTGCGGCAACCGGTGCATTAACGGTAACAGGCGCACTTGCAGCATCAGGCGCAATAACAGCACCTACAATTAATGCAACTACGTTTAACGGAACATTTGTAGGTCAACTTTCTGGATCAGTAACTGGTACAGCAACACGATTAACTAGTCCTACAGTATTTCAATTGCAAGGAGATATAACTAGTAATTCAATTAGTTTCACTGGCGCACAAGTAGGCGGTACTGCAACATTTACTACAGTTATATCGTCAGACTTTATCAATACTAAAACTGCGGTCTTTGATTCAAATAACTCCGACGAATTAATTATTAATAGAATTGGTACAGGGTTAAGAAAAACTAATAAACAGACTTTTTTAGCAAATGTTGCAACAATACCAACAGGAACTATTCTTCCTTTTGCAGGAACAACTGTACCTAACGGATATTTGTTATGTGACGGTAGCGAACAATTAATTTCGTCGTACCCGGAACTTTTTGCTATAATTGGGTACACCTACAAACCACTAGTAGATATACTAGGAGTATCAACTTTTGGTATACCTGATCTTAGAGGCAGATTTCCTTTAGGAAAAGATAGTATGAATAATGGAACAATTGTTCCATTATTGCCAACTGGAGAAACGTCAAACACAACAATTGGTCCAGCAGCAGATAGAGTAACTGAGGTCACTGCAGATACTGTTGGTATGTATAACGGTGCAGAAGATAAGACATTGACAGTAAATAACCTTCCGCAGCATAGACACAACTTACAAGGAAATGCGGGCGGCCAGTACTATGCATTTAGAAATGCTCCCGGCGCACCCGACGATACTGATGCAACAAGTGGCCTAGGAGCTACTGATACTAATACTGGTCAGTATTTAACTAATAGTGGACCAATTGTTGCCAGCGGCGCACTAGCGGTTCCATTTAATACAATGAATCCGTACTTGACAATTAACTACATCATCTTTACTGGTAGGATTATATAATGACTTATAAGATTAATAAAACAGACGGTGCGTTAATTGCTGAAGTTATTGACAGCGCAATTGATCAAACAACTACAGATATTACTCTCATTGGTAAAAATGTGTCCGGATACGGCGAATTTATCAATGAGAACTTTGTAAAGATTCTTGAAAATTTTGCTAATACAAGTCAACCTAATAACCCACTGACTGGTCAAATATGGTTTGACACTAGTGAAAACAGATTAAAAGTATATGACGGCCTTGGTTTTAAAAACGGCAGCGGCCCTATAGTATCAAGTACTCCACCAACTACAGCAATCCAAGGAGATTTTTGGATTGACAGCGCAGAAAATCAACTGTACTTTTATACTGGCACTAACAAATACCCCGCTAGTAAAATTTGGAAAGATAGCCAAAAAAAATCAGGATTTGAAGTTGACACTATATATGACACTAATAATGCTCCTAGAGTAATTGTTAAACTATATGTCGGGCAAGCATTATTGGGTATATTCAGTAAAGATCCCGTAGCGTTTACTCCTCGTGAGGATAGTATTGGCCTTGGGGGATTCACCGGTGAAATTGGTCCAGGATTTAATCAAAGTACACTAGCAGGTATGAAATTCCGTGTTACTGCTACTAACGCTGATGCATTAATGGGTAAAACACCCGCAAACTTTGTATCAACGCTGGGTAATTCGACAATTGCCTCGCCAAGCGGCCCAGACGGCCCCGGAACATTATCAATTTTAAATAGCACTCCGTTGATACTAGGGGCAGGATCTCAAACTGAGATTAGGGTTGATAATAGTTCATTACAGATAGTATGTGCCTATCCTTATCAGAACTTTTTGCTTAAAGTTAAGAATTCGGGCGGAGTTGTAGATGCAATACTAGTGGATAGTCAACACAGTAAAGTTGGAATTTTTAACAATACTCCGGAGTATACCCTAGATGTAACAGGTAGTTTTAGAGCATCTACACAGTTACAACTTCCAAAATATACAGTTTTTGACCGTGATGCAAGAACTATGTCTAGCGAAAATAATGGAGAGTTAATTTATAACACTACGACAGATAAAATTCAAGCATACGCAGCAGGCACATGGGTAGATCTAAATTGAATTTTAAACTAAATACTAATAGTTAAGGGGTAGAACGAATGTCGTACAGCATTAATAGATATAATGGAACAATAGTGTCCGTCGTTGAAGACGGCACCATCGATAATACGCTTGATATTAAACTTATCGGCAAAAATTATGCTGGTTATGGTGAAGTCCAAAACGAAAATTTTGTACATTTACTAGAACACTTCGCAGGCCCAACAGAACCTTCTCGCAGAATTACTGGTCAAATTTGGTATAATAGTGACTCTAAGAAATTACAGTATTATACTGCTACTGGTGCTACTGGGTGGAAAACAACAGGCGGTGCTGAAACCGGTCCCACTCCCCCAACTAGCCCCACATTAGGAGATTTCTGGTGGGACACTGCTAATGATCAACTGTTTTCATGGAGCGGAACACAATTTATTTTAGTTGGCCCACAAGGAGTTTCAGGTAGCGGAACTACGCAACTGAAATCTCGCAGTGTTAAAGCAGCTCCTGGTGGCATAGTTGGCGGCACGTATGTTCCAATTATTCAAGCCATTGTTGATGACTCTACGATATATATTATTTCTAAAACTTCATTTGAAATTGACCAAACAGTTCCCGGGAACACAATTGCAGGCTTTGGAATTATCAAAGCCGGTATCACATTAAAAGATACTAACAATGCAGAAGGTGTAACTACTTCAGCAACTGAAGTTTTCCATGGAACTGCTACTAATGCATTGGCGTTAGGTGGCGTTACCGCTAACGATTTTCTTGCTATTTTAAATTACGATTTTACACCGGCAGCTGATCCTGTACTGTTTAATAGTGGCGGATTTACTGTTGGTGGCACAAGTGGTGCTGGCGTTAATACACTAACAGTTAATATTAATTCAAGTAATCCAGTATTTAAATCAGCAACTTCATTAATGTCTTTTCAGACAACTTCGGGATCAGTTAAGACTCCGTTGACGTTGTCTTCTAATAACATTTTGCCAGGTGCTGATAGCGTATCTAACATTGGCTCTGCTAGTTTTAAATATGCTACAGTATATGCAACATCGTTTAACGGTCCGGCTACTCAAGCAGATTCTCTTAGTGTTGGCGGCAATTATCAAGTAGCTAGCACCTCAGCTGGCGTAAACACAGTAGCTGCGCGAGACAATTCTGGAAACTTAACAGCCAATGTGTTTAATGGTACAGCTACCGCAGCTCGTTATGCTGACTTGGCTGAAAAATACTTGGCTGATGCAGAATATGAAGTTGGTACAGTTGTTATGATAGGCGGCGAAACTGAAGTTACCGCAGCACAAGTTGGATTCCGTGCAATTGGTGCAGTATCTGCTAATCCTGCACATTTAATGAATAGCGAATTAGCAGGCGGCACGGCAGTTGCGTTAAAAGGACGAGTTCCAATTAAAGTAACAGGATCAGTTATTAAAGGTCAACGTTTAGTTGCTGGCCCAAACGGCACTGCTCAAGCAGCCATGGGAAATACTGCAGATGTGTTTGCAATTGCATTAGAAAGCAGTGACGACACTGGAGTTAAACTAGTCGAAGCACTAGTATTATAAGGATAAAACATGTCAGCAGGGCAAGGTCAAATAATTGAAAAAGCTGATTACGATACTATTAAAGCTAAAGTTGATTTAGTTTTAGGTACGGGATCAGGACAAACAGGATACGGTCAAACTATTACTTCGCCAGCAGTTACTGCTGGTGCTGTAATATACGCCCAACAATGGCTTTATTTAAGAAATGATATGGTAAAGTGTCGCCAACACCAAACTGGTGCATCTGTAGGTACAGGTAGTGCAACAGATGGAGCAAACTTATTAGTACCATCAAGCGGAGCTTCAATTACAGAAGCATTACGTAATCAATTTAATCTATTTTCAAATACAATCACCTCAGATAAATTCTCAATTGGTGCTGGACAATATTCTGGTGAGGGATTAATTACTGGAACCTATTCTTCGGCATGGAACGGAACATTAACACATACTGTTACAGTCTCAAGTACTGCTGATAACATGCGATATTTTTTCAATGCTGGCGGCAAGATTCGTGTATCTGCTAACCGTTCCGGCGGCACATCTAGTAGCAAGAATACTACTTGGGACACCATGTTTAGTCAGATGGGCGAATTCCAGATGGATTATACCCAGACAACATTTACTGGTGCAGCAACGGGTTCTGCAATAGGTTGGTTTGATCTTACTACATCAAATCAGCTAGTTGGACAAAAAAGTGCTCCGTCAGGTTCTTATGCAGAAAATAGATACTACATCTATGCTCGTCGAGATGCAGGATCAACTCAGTTGATTTTAACAATTCAGTTTCAAGACAATGACGTTGGCGATCCAAACTTTGACGAAAATGTTGACGGTACATTAAACAGTGTTATCAGTCAATACCGCCCGTCCGGTGCAAACGTATCAGTAACAGCACCTACTGCTAGTCAGTCAATATCGTAACTCTAAACTTCTTGACAAGCTAATTACTATACTGTATAGTAAAAGCTCTGGAGGTTACTGTGGACGAACGATTAGAAAAAGCATTTCAAACAGCCAATTATATGACCACGTTGAGCAATCAACGTAAGGTTATTCTTGAAGAATTTCAACAAAGTCTTATCTATTATTTTCAAGGTGCAAGTTTCACAATTGATAGAAACTTAATTACCTTTATTGGCACACTTGTTACTCGTGAAACTACAGTAGCCGTAGTACTTGACGATAATAACATTCCCGTAGAAATCCCCGATTTAAAATTATTTTTAGACGAGATTATTTCTATCTACTTTAGTGCAACCAACGACTATTTGGTAAAGTACAATCAAATTAAAACCAAACGCCGTGTTGGCGATTTAATGGCCCTATGACACGTGGCGTATTAATATTTGCGCAAAATAATGCAGAGATTGACTATGCAAAGATATCTTTGTTTGCCGCCAAACGAGTAAAAGAATATCTAGGAGTACCTGTTAGTTTAGTTACAGATAGCGCAAGCTGGCTTAAACAAAGTCAGCCAGATGCCGAACAAGTGTTTGATCAAATCATAGAAATATGGACAGAAACACATCAGACTAAAAAATTATATGACGGATCGCTGGCTGTAAAAACGTTAACATGGAAAAACTTATCACGTGTTGATTGTTGTTTTTTGTCTCCCTATGATGAGACGCTAGTTATTGACAGTGATTTCATTATTAGCAGCCCTACATTAATGAATATATGGGATAATCAAAACGATTTCTTAATATATAAAGATAGTTTTGATCTAGCTAGCTGGCGCGATGACCGCAGTTTTAGATATTTAAATCAACATTCTATTCCGTTCTATTGGGCCACTGCATTTTATTTTAAAAAGACCGCAGCTACATGGGCGTTCTTTGATCTAATTAAAAACATTAAATTAAATTGGAATTATTATAGATTGTTGTATAATATAGACTCTACAGTATTTCGAAATGACTTTGCGTTCAGCATTGCTATACATATGATGGGTGAAGATTTTGCAACGCCGTTGCCCGGAAAAATGAACTACATTTTAGATAGAGATATTTTGTTAGATATAGACAATTCTAAATTAACATTTTTAGTTGAAAGGAAAAATTTTAACGGAGAATACACAGCAGTTAAGACCAGCAATCTAGATGTACATGTTATGAACAAATATAGTCTTACTCGTTGTATTGACGGAGTAGTAAATGAGTAAAGGATTTTTAGTACTTGCTCAGAATAGTGATGTTGACTATGTACGTCAAGCATATGCACTAGCGTTAAGCATTAAAGCGACTCAGCCTACTATTAATAATGTTAGCATTATTACTAATGATATGTTGCCAGCAGGATTTTCTAAAGCATTTGACAAAGTTATTCCAATCTACTTTGGAGACTCGGCTGCAAACAGTGCATGGAAAGTAGAAAACAGATGGAAACTGTACAGATCAAGTCCGTACGACGAAACTATTGTATTAGATGCAGATATGCTAGTATTAGATAATATAGAACATGTTTGGAAATTTGCCAGCGAACGAAATTTGTGTTTTACTTCATCAGTTACAGATTATAAATCTCGTATAGTTGTTGACGACACATATAGAAAAATGTTTGTAGCTAACGATTTACCAAACTTATATTCTGGAATGTGTTATTTTAAAAAATCTCAACTTGCAGAGGACTTTTTTAAACTGCTAGAATTTATTACTAATAATTGGAATAAAGTCTTCTATGACGCTGCGCCTAAAAACATGCAGAACTTTTATAGCTTTGATGTCTCAGTGGCCATTGCTGCCAAGTTAATGGGCATTGACGATATTGTTACACATAAACATAGCCCATTTACTTTCACACACCTAAAGCCAGCATTACAAGGTTGGGATCCAATTCCACAATCTTGTCTAAGCCAACTATTGATAAATTTTACAGACTCTAGAGAATTATATCTAAATAATTTTAGACAACGAGGAGTGTTTCATTATGTAGAGGATGCATTCCTTACTGATGAAATTATTAAAAAATTAAATGTATAATCCAGAAGAAGACGTTATACCCTACGAGCTAATAGCTAAGTCGTTAGCATTGAGTACTGTAGTATTACCTTATCGAGTGTACTTTGATAAAGATACCGGAGATATTTTAAGTGTTACAAATGAAGCCAGTACTCAGTATGACTATTTTGTAGAATTTGAGTTTGATATTGTTAAAGACTTTTTGAATGGTGTTAGCCAATTTAAAGATTTTCAAATTACGTTTATTGACCAAAATACACCAAGAATTGTTTCTAAGTACGAAGATGATATTACAGCAGTATTTTTAACTCAAGCACCGTTAGTAACAAACTGGGACAGTATGTTTACTATTGAAAATTATCCTACATTTAAAAAATGGGGATTTCAAATACGTAACGATCAACGAGAAATATTAAAAAAATATAACCTTAATACTACACTTGAGATTTATGTAATCGACAAACGTAACATGAATTTTATCTATAGAACTATTAAAATTTCAATAAATGAATTAATTAAAAAAGATAGAGAAATTGTGTATTACCATTCTGACAAAGAAGGTGATATCAATAATACAGTAGTGTATGTTAAACAATTCTTCTCATCAGTTGGACATTATATAATACCATGACACAAACAGTTAAAATTTTAGATTACGATATTATCTATCTCAGCTACGATGAACCGAACGCTGAAAAAAATTATGCAGATCTGTTAAAAAAAGTGCCTTGGGCAAAACGTGTACACGGAGTTAAAGGTAGTGATGAAGCACATAAAGCCTGCGCTCGATTAAGTGATACCGATCGATTTGTTACAGTAGATGGTGACAATACAGTACGAGAAGATTTCCTAAATCAAGAAATTGATTTTGATGAACATAAAGATTTATCAAAGTGTGTTATTAGCTGGGCAGGATACAATGTAGTCAACGGACTTATGTACGGTAATGGCGGATTAAAGTTATGGCCTAAGCAGTACGTATTAGACATGAAAACGCACGAAAACGCACCCGCTGATGATCCTAATGCACAAGTAGACTTCTGCTGGGATGCAGAGTACATACAGATGAATAGTTGCTTTAGTGATGTGTATAATAATGCAAGTCCGTTTCAAGCATGGAGAGCTGGATTTCGTGAAGGTGTAAAAATGTCACTAGAGCGCGGAGTTAAAACAGCCAACAAAGAATTTAAGAAAGAAATTCATTGGAAGAACTTAGATCGTTTGCGAGTTTGGCTGAATGTTGGAGCTGACTCAACAAACGGACTATGGGCTATTTTAGGAGCCCGCCACGGATGCTACATGACCAACTGCACTGATTGGGACTATGTACAGGTTAGAGATTTTGATTACCTTACTAGTCTCTGGCACAATGACGTGGAGCATTTGAACGTTGAAGACTCTATTAAGACCTATGGTGTTAGCTTAAAAAACGCACTCGATCTTGAGATAGCAACATTAGATGCAGATGCTAGTAAATTTTTTAAATCAGTGCACCTTAACCAATATCGTAAAGGTAGTGGATTTCTGGATAAAGAATAATGTACGATATAGTATTTTACAATTCTAAACCTCTACCTGAAGAGCGTCAAACGTTTTTAACAGAAAAATATCCTCACGCTAAATTTGTAGAGTTTGACAACACACTAACTAATACTGCTAACTTGGCTAAGAAAAATGTTCTTACTAAATTCTTTTGGTTTATAGATTCAAGTTATGAATTTTTAGACACAATGATAGAGTTTGAGCCTAAGAAATGGGATGGCGAATTTGTACATGTGTTTAAATTATTCCAAAAGTATGCTGATAAATTTCAGTGTTATCTTATTCCAAAAAATCATTATATAGATGTAGATGATAGTCAAGAATTTTTCTCTGATTTAAAATATATAAACACTTATATTGTTCAAGCAGATACTATATATGATATATTTTTTCTATCTTACAACGAACCTAACAGCTGGGATAACTGGCAAATATTAAGCAATCGATTTCCACAGGCAAAACGAGTCTTTGGAGAATCTAACATATACCTTAGTCACAAAGCCTGCGCCGAACAATCTACCACTGATTATTTTTGGGTAGTTGATGGGGATAATGAAGTGTTGGATACATTCGACTTTGATTATTACGTAGAAGATTATGCATTTGATCTTGTACATATTTGGCACAGTCGTAATGAAATAAACGATCTAGAGTACGGCAACGGTGCTATTAAACTGTTACCTAAAATGTTATTTGACATAACAAAAGACGGGGTTGACATTACTACTAGTCTTGGTAATAAACTCACCATAGTGCCTAAAGTTGCAAGCGTTAATAGATTTGCATCTAGTCCCTGGAATGCCTGGCGCAGTGGATTCCGTGAAGCAGCTAAGTTAGCCAGTAATACTATTGCACGAAGTGATCAAGAAGAAAACGTCAAACGTTTATCTGCTTGGACCACTAAAGGATTAGATAGACGGTTTGGAGAATATGTAATACCTGGTGCCGCGTTAGGTATGCAGTATGGAATTGAGAATAAAAATAACCAGGACGCATTAATTAAAATTAATGACTGGTCCTGGTTGTACGAACAATTTAAACTTAATGTTAAGTTGCCTATGCGCCCTGAGTAACTAGATCAGTAGCCATCGGAAAGATGGCTGCAATTGCTTTTGCACAGGCAATTGCTACTTCTTGGTGCTCTTTCTGTGTACCATTAGCACTACGTAATTCAATAAAGTGAATCCAACTACGCAGTGTTCCATTCATATATAAACGACTTTCTGTGAGGCCTTCTGGCAATACTGCACGAGCTTGTTCTTTAGCAATGCCATTTTCAATAGCCCATCCGTATGCTTCTTTGGCAGCACCGATAACAGCCTGTTGGATTAATTCCCATTCTGCTTGAAGTTGTTCATCTTCAGTAGCAACACTATTTTGTCTATTTTTAGGATCTTGTAATCTAGCTTCACGAGTTACAAAGTCTAGATCCTTTGTAGGATCAGCATAACGTTGGCTAAATTCTTGGAAACTAAAACTTCTGTGTCGCAAGATTTGACGGGCAATATCTCTGGTAGTTGTGATTTCAATGCAAGCACTTACCATTTCAAGTGGTGACCAATGTTGGTGCTTGACCAAATATTTGATGAGTTTTTCGCTTGTTTCTGTATTGAGTTGATTAGCAGGATTGCTAACACGGGCACAATATGCAATTAATTCTTGTGCGTTATCAACACCTAACTCTGCAAATTCTTGTGTGGGTTGACTATAGCTAATCAATTTAACATTCATTTTAATTTTCTTTTCTTTAAAAATTTATTTGTATTCTTAATCATGTCTTTTTTAACTCTCTCAGTATCGAGTTTAAAATCTACATTTTCTATTTCACTTTCGTATGAAGCAAGCATCTCTTTAAGATTTGCTTCAAACGAATCCCAGTCGGATTGCGCCTGCTGGCTGGCTATTTTAATTTCCCAAACTTTTTTATTTTTAAATGTAACTGTAACTGAGTCGAGATATTTAAGAGGTACTACGTTTAGGGTAATCTCTCCAAATACCTCGGGCCAATGTTCGACTACATCTTTAGGAAATGGTTTTCCGTTAGTCACTCGTTAATAGCGGCTTTTTTCTTAGCGGGTACTAATTCTTCAGCCATACGGCGAAGTTGAGCAGCTTCCTTGCTTAGTCGGTCCGCATCGCTGCGATATTTTTTAGCCAGCATATCATCAGTTAAGATGCCATCTTCATTTACACTAGCCGATGTAGTTCTTCCAGCATCATATTGATCCATTAGCGGTTCAGTGTTACCTGTAGTAGGACTAATGTCTTTTACTTTTGCTAGTTCTTGTACTTCAACATTTTCTTTAGCAGATGGTCGAATAGCAAGATCTTGTACACTAACACCTGCTTGTTGTGCAATTATTTGATTTAATTCTGATAGTAAAATAACAGCCTGAGTATTAGGAACCATTTCAATTTGATCAGTAGGAAACTTAAATAACAATCCCCTTGCATGTAGACTAGGCAACATAGTACTGCCGTCTCCAAAAACTGCCCTAGCTAACACTTCACTAAACTCGTTTGCTGACTGGGCAGCGTTTGACTCAACTAAATTAATAAGAGAATCATGTTGACTTGCATCAAGGCTTTCTGTTTGAATAATTAGACAGCTAAATGCATCTCCAGGCAGTGTTCTAAACACTACTAGGCATCTGCGTCCTGTTGACTTAATACGACCTACATGTTTTAAGGTTTGCATATTAAACTCCTGGTTTAGCTGTTTTTGCTACAGTGTCTAAGAATGCAGATAATTTGTTATAAGTTTGACCAACAGCTACCATTTCATTAGGTTTAAATGCCCCACGTGAACTAGCAATATCAATGATAGTTCGCATCGCATTAAGATCGTTGATAGTTAAATCATTTGATTCTTGAGTTGCCGCAGCCTCGGCTGGTTGTTCTACTTTTGTTTCTTCAGTCATAGTGACCTCCTTGTATAAATTATATATGCTTATTAATTAGTAGTTAGGTTAAATGTGGGCAGGCAAGTTTGAAAAAACTAAGTTCTTTTTCTTGCTCAAAACCAATCTTTGTAACATAGACAATAGTGTTGTCTATTAGATCAACTGCTTGTCCCACATAATATCTGCTATTGAGATTTTGATAAATCCACGTATCTATTGTTTTATGATATGTAGGAGTATATTTTTCTAATAGAGTATAATGAAAATGTTTTGCTGGAAATACTACTTTTCTTAAATCTAATGCATTAAGTGCATTAGGTTTGCCGTTTTTCAATGCCATTATTTGTAACCAATTGTCATGTGTCTAGTGTAGGGAGCATCTTTAAAATTAAAGTGTAAAGAACCACTAAACAGTTCTTTAAGCGGCCAAAGAGATTTAAAATGCTCTAAACTTTCCGGACGTTGTACGTGATCATCAATAACTAGATCATTACCTTGAAACAAACACAGCGTTCCTGCAGGTATATGATCATACCATTCTCTACTGGTAAAATGTTCTGTT